TATTACATGAATTACGCTGACCTTACTACTTTTAGTGATGTAAGTCGCATCCCTGAAGCCTTTGAAGATGTGATTATTGATGGTGCTTTGTACCATATGTACATGTTCCGAGATAACACAGAGGCGGCACAATTAACTCAAGTTGCGTTTATGCAAGGCATTAAAGAAATGCAGTCCTTGCTGATAAACAAATACACTAGTATTACAGATACTCGGATTAAATTTTAATGGCTGACCGCATTGAATCCTACAAGGTCATCTGTGCGGGTGGCCTAAACTCCAATGAGAACCACCTAGAGTTGTCTGACGCTACTCCGGGCGCAGCTACTGCTCTATTAAACTACGAACCGAGCCTCTTTGGGGGCTATCGACGTATTAATGGATACGAAAAGTTTGATAGTACGTTCCCAAAAGTGGGGGATCACCTTACAGCATCTAATACCGCAGAAGGTAGAGTATTAGGTGTATCCCTGTACCGTGATGATACTACAGACCAAGATGTTATCATAGCATTCCGAAAGGATATAGGAAGCAACACCTACAGCGCATACAAGTATGTAGCCTATCTTGGGTGGGTCAAATACACCTTTGACCACGGTATAACCAGAGCGTATGCAGACGCCTATAATAACCCCCTCAATAAGATACGTTTCGCCACCTTTAATTTCGGTGATGGGAACAAGATAATCTTTGTGGATGGCATTAACCCTGCATTAATTTTTGATGGTACTGAGTGGAATGAAATTACCACATCAGGTACAGGACACTCCACTACTGGGGGTGGCAGCAGCCCTGGTGGGCCAATGGCATTCGATGCACCTGCTTTAGTGGATGTATTTAAAAACCACATATTCTTAGGTGGCGATAACAGTGCTGAAGCGGAGTTAGCTCACTCAGCCCCTAATACGCCTCACGACTTCACCTCCGCCACTGGTGCTGGGCGTTTAACTATAGGATTTGATGTAGTCACCTTTAAACCTTTCCGTGATGACTTGTTCATCTTTGGCGGCAACGGTATTAAGAAAGCCACAGCAGATACCACTTCAGCCTTTCTAGTTAATCCAGTAACAGCTAATGTAGGCTGTATTGCCAGAGACTCTGTGCAAGAGATTGGTGGTGATTTAGTATTCCTAGCACCTGATGGCATACGCCCAGTGGCAGGCACAAGTCGCATAGGGGACATAGAGCTAGAGACTATCTCTAAACCTATCCAGCAGCTACTTACTGAGCTTCCCTTAGACTATGACCTAGACAACTTAAATGGTGTGGTAATACGCACTAAGTCCCAGCTTCGCTACTTTATAGGTGATGACACCGATGCAGACACAGACGAAAGTTTTGGCATCATAGGTGGCCTGCGTAGTGCTGACCAGAAGTTAGGTTGGGAGTTTGGGGAGCTAAAGGGTATACGAGCAAGTTGTTGCGCTAGTGGTTATATAGGTCGTTTTGAGTACGTACTACATGGTGATTATGACGGTACGTTATTCCGACAAGAGCAAGGCACTAACTTCGATGGCCTAGACATTCTAGCGGTATACACCACCCCATACTACGATTTTGGGGATACCCAAATACGCAAGACGATGCGGCAGGTGAACACCTTTATTCGTGCTGAAGGCCCATTAACAATGAACCTAGCGGTGAGCTATGATTGGCACGACCAAACTACCGCAACTCCCACAGACTATTCAGCCTCCAGTGAAGGCGCACCCGTAACCTACAAGGGCCGTAATATCATATACGGTGGGGCCAACACTAAGTATGGCGGTAGTACCAAACCTATAATGACAACCGAGCTTCAAGGATCAGGTTATTCCACACAGCTTACGTTTGTGTCTTCCGGAGATTTTCACCCCTACTCCATCCAAGGCATGGTTTTTGAATTTTCAGTTGCAGGAAGACGATAATGACAGGATATACTAGGCAGTCTATAGCATCAATAATTAACGGGGTAGATATTACTGCACCACCTTTGAACTCTGAGTTTAACCAGATTCAATCGGCTTTTGATGCTACAACAGGCCACGCCCATGATGGAAGTACAGGCAATGGCCCTAAGATTAATTTAGCTACTTCCTTGTCTGGCTACCTGCCTTCAGTACACGGTGGTACAGGCGGTTTAAATAACTTAACTGCTGTTACTACGCCTCTGGCTACAGACGATAGCTCTGGAGGTTATGCCTTAGGCTCCACATGGTTAAACACTCTTACGGGGCGCTTCTACCTTTGTGTAGTAAATACACCTAACAGTGCTGTCTGGACTGAGGTAGTAGGGGTACAAGAAGCTAATCGTATAGTCCCTCACGCTACTGGGGTAGTAGACATAGGCTCCAGCACATATAAATACAAAGATGGTATGTTCTCAGGTAGCCTGTCTTCCGATACGGTTACGGCAGCTACCTCCATATCTTCGGGGGGCACCCTTTCAGCAACCGGGTTGTCTTCATTAACACAGGTAGATGTTGATAGTGGTACAATTGATAACACAGTTATCGGGGGCAATACCCCTTCAGCAATCACAGCAACTACTGTAGCGGCTAACAGTGGCTTCACAGGCTCCCTAACAGGTGATGTGACAGGTAATGTTGCCTCCACAGGCACTAGCACATTCAATAACATTACAGCCTCTGGGACTGTTACAGGCGCTGTAGCAGGTAATGTTACAGGTAACGTGACCTCCGCAGGTAGTTCTACATTTAATGATGTGACTATTTCAGGTACGCTGAATATGGATGGGGCTACAGCCTCTACTATTCAGAACCTAACAGACCCTACCAACCTTCAAGATGCTGCCACAAAGAATTATGTAGACACAGAAGTAGCTGCTTTAGTAGATTCCTCACCTGCTGCACTGAATACGCTCAATGAATTAGCTGCTGCAATCAATGATGATGCCAGCTTCTCTACTACTATGACTTCTGCTTTGGCAGGCAAGGTAGCTGACACAGGTGACACCATGACAGGCGACCTGATTATGTCAGGTGCTACAGTCACAGGCTTACCTTTACCTACTAGCGGTACTCAGGCTTCCTCAAAGACTTATACGGATCAACAGGACGCTCTACAGGTAAGTAAGTCAGGTGATAGCATGTCTGGCCCCTTAGCAATGGGTTCTAACAAGATAACAGGCTTAGGCACCCCTACAGCTAACACAGACGCAGCAACAAAGGTTTATGTAGACGGTATTCTACAATCAGCCACAGCCGCCTCTTCTAGTGCAGCAGCCGCAGCATCGTCTGAAGCTAATGCAGCTATATCAGAAGCTAACGCCTCTACCTCAGAGCAACTTGCAGAAGATTGGGCCATTAAGACTAGTGGAACAGTGGATGGTACGAATTATTCAGCTAAGTATTGGGCCACACAAGCAGACGTAGGTACGGTAGCATCAAATGCAGCCGCCATTAGTGCGTTAGCTTCTAACATGACTAACGTGAATCTGACGGGGGCATCTATTGCTGCGGTAAACACTGTAGCCGCCAATATCACCAACGTAGACGATTTCTTTGATACTTATTTTGTAGGTCAGACCGCACCTACTACATCTAATGTCACTGAAGGTGATTTATGGTTTGATAAAACCAACCAGATTTTAAAGGTACGCTCAACAAGTGGCTGGCAAAATGCTGGCTCTTCGGTAAATGGCACATCAGAACGTGAAGATTACACTGTAGGCACCTCTAGTGGCTCCTATACAGGCTCACTGACCACTTTCCCTGTTGTATATGATACGGGCTACGTGGACGTGTATTTAAACGGTGTAAAACTCCAGCCATCCGATTTCACAGCTACTAACGGGGCTACTGTAGTCTTAGGATCAGCAGCATCATCAGGTGATACCCTATCTGCAATTTCATTCGGCACATTTGAATTGGCAGACCATTATAGCAAAACAGCTTCTGACGCTAGGTTCGCACAGGTGTCGAACAACTTATCTGATCTAGCAAGTGCAGCCACCGCTCGTACTAACCTTGGGCTTGAGATCGGCACTGACGTACAGGCGGTTAGTTC